ACAGGAAATACAAATCAAAATAATGATTCTCCAAAACTAATCCTTGCTGGAGAATATCAAACAGCAGGAGTTTCTTTACAAGCAGTAAACACTGCTGCTTATGGCAGAAAAGATTTGGTTATTTTACAACACGATGCTAATGATTACGTCACTGCTTATGAAGCAATGCGTCTTTCTTATGGCGGAACATTAACTTTAAATACTACCAATAAAGACATAAATGTTCTTAACTTAGTAAGTCCATCATCGGCAACTTTAAGTAATAATGCTGTATTAGATATATCAAGAGGAGGCGGAGCGCATAAAGGTTCTGCGATAAGAGTAACTTCAGCTAATTATTCAGACTCTAATAAACAAGCGTTTATTGAATTAAATGCAGCAGCATATGGGGGAGCAAATACTAGATTTATTAATTGTTTTGATGACAGTAGACAAAGTTTCGTAGTTTTAGCAAATGCTAGAGTAGGAATTGGAACGGCTTCTCCCGGTGCTGCTCTTGAAGTTTCTGGAAGTGTGATTATTGGTTCCCCTACCTTGGGTGAATCTTATGGGCATTCTTTAAGGATGCCGTTTCGTGCTGATAATTTAACGGCTGGCACTTTAAGAGCGCACTTGCAATTTGACTCTATTGAAGACTACTCTGTTAATACTAGTGATGCTTGGAAATGGAAATTAGGAGCAGTCGCAAGACCGGGAAATGCTGGAAATTACAATTCACAATTCGAAATACTTAGAACTACTAGACTTGGAGTTACAGATAATCCTGATTTTGTAATTAATAGAGATGGTAATGTTGGTATTGGGACAACTTCTCCAGCCACCCTCTTATCAGTTGGTGGAGCGGGTTCTACAAGCGCTGCAAGTGGTTTAACTTTTGGTGGCGATGCTTCTGCTAATTTGTACAGAAGCGCCGCTTCGACAATTAAAACAGATGGCTCTTTAGAAGTTACCACTAGTTTAAATATTGGAGCAGATCTCTATGTAGCTGATGAATTAGGGGTTGGTGTTCTGATTGCAAATAAGAGGGTAAATTATGGCGCTCAAATTAGCGCAGCTAGCGCTTCGATACAGTTAGTTTTAGGAAGAACAGCGAGTGCAACTGGACAAGGAGCCATTGGGGCAGATAGCGCTAATACTTTTGCAGTTTGGAATGTCAGCGGTGCATTTACAAAACAACTTGTTGTTACTCAACAAGGCAATGTAGGGATAGGAACGGACGTTCCGGGGGCAAAATTGGATGTAAATGGAATTGCGATAATACAATACGAAGAAGGTCAAAATCAATACTCATTTAGAGGAGTTGATAAATCAATAAATGACTGGGATTATTCAGGATTAACTAATAATCCACAAGCTAATAGTTTTGCAGATGGATCTTGGTTTATTGATTCTGCGGCTAGTGATAATTGGGAGAGAGGTCTTTTAAGTAAAAGAAGATTTCGTAGAGTTGAAGGTTTAACTTTAGAGTATGAATCTTTTACTCAAGATAATGATGCTGGTGGTATCTATGTTATGATAGGATTTGTTGGAGGAAATTCAGTTAGTTTTAGTTATAATCAAACACCTACCAATTTAATTTATCAAGTTAATAACAATTTAGAAGTATACACAAATTCATCTAACTCTGGCGCTGATTACTCGTTTGATACCAGAAATGCTTGGTGGAGATTCAAAACTGTTTTAAAAGGAGCAGGTGCTTTACATTATGTTTATAGAGACAATAAATGGAATTTAATAAAAGAAACTTCTATTAATAATCAAAATGATTATGAATATTTAAGGGTAATAGTTACTTTATATAGACAAAGAATTTATTTTCGTGACGTAAAAGTCTATGTTGCTCAAGGAAGCTTCAGAGGGTCAAATTATATAGACAATGTTACTGGCAATTTATTTGTTAACGGTAGTGTCGGCATAGGTACGACAAATCCTACTCAAAAATTAGACATAGTAGGCAGTTACGGGGCTCCTGATGACAATGCGGGTATATTGAAAATTAAAGGCCCCGGTGTAGGTCCTACTCAACTTAATTTCGGTGTTAGCGCAGATGGAGGATATGGATGGATTCAAGCGACAGATATTGCTGTTGACAATAATAGGAATATAAGTTTAGGACCACTTGGAGGAAATGTTGGCATAGGCGTTACAAGTCCAAATTATACATTAGAAGTAAATGGCATAATTGGTTTATATGGCGCTTCAAATGGTCACCGTAGATTAGCTCAAGCAAGTAATTGGGGATATTCAAGCACATATAGAACAATTATATTGGGATCAACTTCATCAACATACAATATTGCCGATGGCGCTGTGACATTGTGTTTCGGCGTAGATGTAAGCGCAAATGCAAACGGTAGTTTTCAAGGCGACGGAAGAGAGCTTGTATTCCGCAATTTAACAAGATTTGTTACTCCTAATACCGCAAATACATCTTATCTAAATCCGTTAACATTTAATAATGGAAACGTTGGTATCGGTAGCGATATCCCCGGTGCTAAATTAGATGTAAATGGAGATGTATATGTTTCTCCAAATACTGCTGGTAAAAATACATTTATACTTTCAACAAATGCTTCCAATGATGCTCGTTTGTTGATGAGAAGTGATGTTACTACTAAAGTAGATATTCAAGCAAATGGTTCATCTTATTTTAATGGCGGTGCTGTCGGTATAGGGACAACTGCCCCTAGTGGAATATTAAATATCATTTCTCGCGGAAGCGTTGGATTTGTGCCAAGTGCTACGACACCAATTGGAGGAAGTATTAATTCAAGGGCCCATCTTCAAGGCGCTGAACCGGGGTTAATGCTTTCGAGCGATATCCATCCAGTAACAGGTATTCAAACAAATACTCAAAGATATCAATTAGGTTTAGCAATTGGATATTACAATACAAACGATGTTAGAAATCAAATATACTTTGGCAGCGCTCCATTAACTTTTACATATTCATCTGACCAAGGCGTTACTGTTGCTGAAAGAATGCGTATTGATACTGCTGGTAATGTTGGAATAGGCATAACAAGTCCTACTCAAAAATTAGACATAGTAGGCAGTTACGGGGCTCCTGATGACGATGGGGGTATGTTAAAAATTAGAGGCCCCGGTGTAGGTCCTACTCAACTTAATTTTGGTGTTAGCGCAGATGGCGGATATGGATGGATTCAAACAACGGATATTGCTGCATCAAATGAAAGAAATATAATTTTAGGACCACTTGGCGGTAATATTGGAATAGGCACAATTGCGCCAACAGGAAAGTTAACAATTCAACGAAATTCAGATCAATTAAGACTGCAAACTGAAAGTGCCCCCGGATCTTTTTATACAAATATTTCTTCATTATATGATTCAACTCATCCATTTTCAATTTCAGTAGCAAACAATAACTCAAGTACTGCTGAATATTTTGGTGTTTATGCTGATGGTGGTGGAGCGAATAATAGAATTGCATTATTAAATGGTAATGTTGGTATAGGTATAACAAGTCCTCTTCAAAAATTGCATGTGTTAGGAAATACGGTATTTGGAAATTTTGGGAATAATACTTATAAATATAATTTATATTTAAGTTTCGATGCGGTAGCAGATGAGTCTTGGGTTAGAATATACTTGCCGCAAGATTATGTTAGTAACAATAATGGTGGAACAGTAAAAGTTAGAGTTTTATTTGCGGCAAGTCATGCATCGTTTGGCGCACACCAAGAATATCAAATTTCATATAAGACATTTTATCCGTCACCATTTTTAACTTTTAGTAAAATCATTTGCACAAATAAAACTTCAGATTTTGCCGTCAACGGCACATTTTATCCACCTTCATCAACACCTGATGTAATATTTTATTCTAATGCTGATGATTATTTATATATAAAAATAAAAGGATTTAACGTTTATTATAATAAAGTTAGATTTATAGAAGCGGAAGTATTTGGCAGAGCAGCCGCAGTTCCAACGATTGCAACAACTACTGCGCCAGCATCTTCAACAGAATTAGTAAAAACAATTCAATTTTTACCTCAAGAAGGTAATATATTTACTGCCGGATCTGTAGGCATAGGTACTACAAATACAGATCCACTATCACTAAGTAGAGATATAAATTTAGCTATAGTAACAACTGCAACTAATGCAGCCTT